CCTCTTCGTCAAATAATATATCAGAATTATTATCCTGTAAGTAAGCCGTAGCTGACGTAAGTCTAATGTTTTCTGTAAGAGGTCTAAGTATTCCATTCTCAAATAGAGATACCCTTACCCAATTCACGTAGTCTGAAGGTAAAATAAACCTAGATGTATCGTTAACGGTGAGCTCAAGGGCTTTAACCTCCTTAAACGCATCATAATTAAGCTCTTGTATAGCTCTCTTAGCATGGAACAGTATCCTGTACCTCTCTTCGTTATTAACCAAAGAGTGGTTACCCTGATACATCAACATGAAGTTGTTTACAATATCCTTTAAACTTACGTATTGGTACGAACCCCAATTAGCGTCTTCAGGAGATGCTCCATCATTTTCGTAGTACTGATACTGAGATATATATGCCATTATTGTTGTATGTTATTTTCTTGTTCCTCTGTCTTTGCAAATCTGTAAACCATCTCCTCGCGAATCTCAACTCCTGCGTACTGACATATCTTTATGATAAGGTCGTTAGCGTTGTCTAGAGGCACTTCAAAGTCTTGATAATCAACCGCTGAAGGGTTGAATATAGGTCCTTGTAATGCTAGAGCAGTATTGTACGTCCAATTAGGTGGCTTAGGGTATCTAATGTATTGAGCTCTTACGTCTGAAGAAGCACTAAACGATACCGGTTGTACGGTCAGAATAGAACCTTCGCTACTGTATGCCGGAAAGTCAAGACTAGGAGCTGTAAGTATAGAATTATTCAGCATAGTAATCTTGCTCTGACTAACTCTCTCAGCTTCACCTCTAAAGATGTTATCCTTAAAGCATAGCACTTTATTTATAAGGTAGTAGTCTGAACCTGTAGTAGCCACAGATGGCATCCTATACGTGTTTATTGATAAATGGTCTAACGTCTTAGTTGTAGAGAATAAATCTATAACCTCAAGTATACCTTTAGTTATATCTGCGTACTCCGTACCCGACTTGCGGTTATTCTCTAGATTCAACTGAGTGTTGTAGCTATAGAAATAGTTCTCGAAAATCTCTAACTGAGCCTGCTTAGCATATAAGTTAAAGTCTGAGGGCGAAAGGTATCCGTAGTTATTCTTGTTAAGTATAGCAAGGACTGTGTTTCTTATTGAATCAATCATCTTAAAATCTTTTTACAAATATAATCAAAAAAAAAGAGCCCTATAAAAAGGCTCTTGATTAGTTTTAAGTTGGATTGATTAACCTTATGCTGAAGTAGCATAGGCATACATATACTCATTACCGCTTGGTAGAGCCGACACGTCTCTAGAGCTAGGTAAATACCCACTAGATAACGCGTTGTTAACGTCTCTCATAAATTGGTCTACAATTAAACCTCTTGCGACAACTGAAGTTACTTCATCTTTAAGTATGATTCTAATTTCTGCGTTAGTAGCTGTCCCTGTCTTCATTGATAAAACAATTCTAGTTTCCCCGAAAATATATTCAGACTGAACTCTATTGATGTCGTCTATCCTTATAGGGAAAGACTCAGTCTCGTTAGGCTTCATAATGACAAATGCATCACCCATAGAAATGGCTGAACCATCAACACTTAGAGATATCTCACTATCAACAGCCGTTACTGTGTAAAACTCAGGGTCTGTTATATTGAATACTATATCACCAATCTCAACTCCTTGAGTTACAAAGGCTGAATTAGTACACAATAGTTTCGAAGAGGAAGTTGATGTTGCGTTCCCTGTAGCTAATTGCTTCTTTATTTTAAAATCTATATATCCTGCCATAATTATTATGTAACGTTGTCTATAATTGGTTGTGCCCCTTGTCTTAATTCAGGGATATATACATTATCTGTATGGGAAGTAGAATTCGCTCTATTTATAGCGTCAACTATGTAGCTAGGAGCTTTACCTGCAGTAGCAAATTGTTGAATCTTAAAGTTAGGCGTTCTTAATGAGCTATACATAACCTCAATCTGAGTTACTCCTGATGGTAGGGATTTTTCTATGGACGTTATGTTGCTTGCGTTGAAGTACTCGGAAGCACCATTCACTACAATCTTCATGAATTTAGTCATTGTCTTTTAACTATCTAAGTGATTAGTAATTATTCAAAGGTAACAAAAAAAAAGGAAGCATTTCTGCCTCCTCTTTAACTATTTAGTCTCTGCGACTTTCTCTAAGAACTCTAGAACCTCAATTCCTTCATCTGTTTGAAGGTAGGATGATACCACAAACAACGGGTCTTCTCCGAATGGGATGGTAATCATTCTCTTCTTATTTGTCGGTGTATTGAAAAACACATCCTTCTTATTGTTTCTATAAGATAACACTCCTTTATCGAATAACGACTGAACAACTGAATCAATCATTAATGTAGCGTCTCCTAATATATTTAAGAATGCCTTAGGCTCTCTCTTAGCGAATAAGAGAATATCTCTCCTTAGCTCTGCTGAAGTAACATTACTTGGGTTAGTTCCAAATGCTACTCTTGTAATCGCTTCAACTTGGTCTATTGAAAGCTCACGTGCTGCAATTAAAGCATCAACCTCAACGTTAAGGTCTTCCACTACTTCAGCGGCATCTCTTGCTTTATCAATCTCAGCATACTTAAGTCCGTTAGCAGGGTGAACAGCTAGAAACTTCTGTAAAGATTGATTGTTTTTGTGAACTGTTAAGAAACCATCCTCGAATACGATTGGTTCTAATATTGCGTTTCCGTCCTGCTCGTCCTCAAATGGACTCTTTTGGTTTCTTGCGTATCGAAGGGCTCTATTCTCACCTTTCTCTTCGTCAAACCATAGCAATGGGAATCTTCCTGTGTGTCTTGATGATAGCATAAAAGATAAAGGAGTCTCTGCTCCTAATAATTTATACTGTTTGTCTACGTACTCTACTACTTTTTTCATTTGATTTTGATTTGAATTTGATTTTAAAAAAAAAATAAAAGGAGTCCGCTTACACGGACTCCTTTTAATAATGTACTACTCTTGGAATAAGAAGAAGTTATTTGCACCTAATGTACATACAGCTCTCTCAGACAAGAAGTTTACTTCCATTGCATCTAAGTCAGAGTTGTTAGCACCACCGGCAGAACCTGTAATCCAAGTCTTGTAACGTCTGTCTTCTGTTTCAGAAGCTCTATAACGAACGTGTAAGAAAGGACGCTTAGCGTTCTTACCTAACACTTGGTCATATACAGAAGTTGAACCTGCAGGAACTAAAAGTCCATTGATTCTACCTGAACCTGCACCTGTAGATAAACCACCACGCATTGTTGGGTCGTTTAAGTACTTCCAATCAGATTTGTAGAAATCGTAACCTCTACGGAATCCTGTGAATCCTAGGTTTAAAGCCATATCCTTATCGTTATCGAATAAACCATAAGAAGTACCACCTCCTCCGTAAGAGTTTTGTGACGCTAACATATCGTCGATATCGAAACCAAACTGACGGTCTACGAAAAGAACGTTTTCCTCGATAGCTCCTTGCTTATCAAGACGTTGAATCATTGAATCAAAGTCAATCAAAGTACTTGGGTTACCACCTGACCATACGTTTCCTCTGTTTCCTACTGTGTAGAATACACCGTCAGAACCTGCTGCTGAATTACCTGTAGCATTTCCTAACTCTACTGCTGCACCTGAAGTAGCTGCTGCAGGAACTGCTTCCAACATTGCTGTCTCTAAGTAGTCATCAAAACGTAAACGAGTCTCATGCTCAGACTTTAAATACCAAAGGTATCCATTCGCTCCGTTCTCAGTAGTTACTTCTACCCATCCGATTTGAGCCATATCAGAACCTGATACTGCGTACTTATCTTTAAGGATGATTGGTTTGTTCTCAAAGTAAACGTCTTGAGCTTCAACTGAACCTACCATACCGTTACTTCCTTTCTTGAACTCAGAACCGTAGATAAACATTGTGTATACAAGGTTTGCACCTGAAGTAACAGTTGCTGCATAGAATGCTACGTCAAAACTACCTGCAGATAAATCAACAGCAGTAATTAAGGCTTTATGACTAGCAGAACCCGCGTTGTCAGTAAGCATAACTGTTTGACCAACACGTACCGCGATATTACCCGTTAAGGTATCACCAACAGTTACTGTTGCTGTTGTAACGCCACTCAAAGTACCGATGTCACAGTTGACATATTTAGTATGTAAACGTCCTTGTTCTGCCCATTTGATAAGGTCAGAGTTTGAAGGCATCTCTGCTCCAACTAGACGTAAAAATGATGCTACGGTACGGTTACCGTAACGCTCGAATTCCTTCTCGTAAGTATCAGGAAGATACTGATTTAAGAAATTAAAGTCTGTAATGTAATTGGTTGATAATGCAACCTGCTCTGCGCTTGGTTGTAAATCAAATCCCGGAGTTGCTCCTACTGAACCTGCCATTGTTTCTAATTTTAAAGTTTATGTTCTTTTAATACTTCTAACCTTCAATCCACGACCTGAGTCTGTGTTTAGGGCTTTAACTTGTGTTCCTGACTTAATGCTTGAAGCGGGAGCGTTACGAGTAGACATGTTGATATTCTTAGTCTTTCTCATTACTTCCTCTGTAGCACTTGCTTTACCTTGTTCGTAAAAGAACTGAGCTAGCTTATCAGGATTCATTGCAGCGGCTAATGCTTTGTGGTAACCTTTAGCGTCCTTCATTAATCCGTTCTCATCTAAGTGCTTGTTAACAAAGTTCATAGCTGAGAGTTGTGAATTCTTGATTTCTTCTGCGTTACCCGGACTAAATGTGAGTTGGTTATCTCCAATATTGAAATCAAAACCTTTGAAATCATTGTCAAACACCTCGTCGGTCTTCTTGGTAAACCAATCGGACTTTCTTTTAGACTCTTCTTGTTGCGTTGCCGCCTTACTTAAGTACTGCTTATATACTTCGTACTCTTCTTTTTCACCATCAGAGATAGCACCCGTACTTGACTCAAGTGGTTGCTTGTATTTCTCTTGCTGCTCTAAAAAATAATTCTTAGCCTTAGCAATAGCTTTTTTCTTTGCTACTTTAATCTTCTTAATGTCTGACTCTTCGTCTAAGTCATCATCGTAGGAGTACTCATCCATTAATGACTCAATGTCATCGCTGTCTAAAGCTGTCTCCGTAGCCTTAAGGTAATCTCGTAGCAAAGAATCAGGATTATCTTCATCAAAGTCACGTTGTAATTTAACGTAGTCATTAATGCCTCTACCTGTCTCTTTTTTATATTTAAAATAAGCAGCAACATCTTCAGGTAATTCTTCCTGAACTTCACGCTCAGTAAAAATATCATCCATAGAGTTAAACTCCTTATTATATCTATCTTTAATATGTGAAAGAACTTGGTCTTCGGTTATCCCTTGAACCTCTGTTTCTACTACTGTTTCTTCCTGCGCAGTGTCTTCGAACTTATCCTCATGATTCTGAAGTAATTCTTCCTCTACCTGTGCTGCGGATTTTTGCTCCACATCGTCTAATGCTCTTACTTTAATTTCCATTTGATTTGATTTTACGCAAAGTTACACAATTTTTTAACATACTATCTAGGAGAGAACGAAGACAGGTCAAACCCGTCTAGACTATCCTCGTTAGACTCAAATGTCTGTGGAGGAGTGTTGTTCTTTCTTTGAGATATTAACTTACTCTGTTCTGTGTTTTGCTGACTGATACGGGAACTCTTAGCGCCTTCCCTTGTATCTTCCCTCTTCTGTAGAGAACTCTCCGTCATACCATGAAGTTGCATGTTGAAGTTGAATTCTTTATCCATAAGAGCCATTTTAAGCTGAGCCTCGTTGTTCATCTTCTCGATGTCAAACGCCACTTCTGCTTGCTTTATCTGCATCTTAGCTTGAGTCTCGGCTTGAATCTTCTGCATAGCTGTTTGGGCAGCCATTTCTTGAGACTTGAGTTGTTGCTGAGATTGAATAGCTTGCTGTTGCATAGCCATCTTCTCCTCGCGGTCCTGCTTCTTAACTCTCTTAACCTTAAGTAGTTGATTAGCAAGTTTAAGATTTCTAAGTTCTCTAATATCAATTGCATCCTCTAGATTTATATCGCCCTTAGATAGAGCCATTTGTATGTTCTGTTCTAGTTGAGCTCTCTCCTCTTCGTCAGGAGACACTTCGATGAATATACCGAAGTTATATATGTATAGGTTGTTTACTTCCTTTAAGATAGATACATTATACTTACCAATCTGATTAGCGAAGTCTTCTTTGAAGTCAGCGTACTCAAGAATGTCAGACACTCTATAAGTTAATGCTTCAGCTAAGCTTCTGTACATGTAAAGACTAGCGTCTAATATATGTCTTGTAGCCGTGTTAGAATTTAATGCTGCAAGTTTTTGTATACCAACTAAAGAATTAGGGTCAGGAGAAGAACTAGCGGCTTCATTTAAGCCCGTAGCTTCACGTATCATCCCTAAGTAATGGTTATAGTTACCAATAAGCATTTGAGTCTTACTAGCGCCCGAACTAGAGGTTAACTGTGTTATAGGTACTTTACCTTGATTGTAATCACCTTCTTGGGTATAACTTCTACCAATTACACTACCTGTTTGGAAATATAATCTAAGAGCATCCTCAGGGTTATAGGCATTACCCGAACCTAAGTCTACTTCGTTTAATCCGTCTGCATCAATAAATACACCGTCAGGTACAACCTTAGATATAACTTGCTGAAGCTTTAAGTGTGTAATCTGAATAAGGTCAGCGAAAGGTATCATTCGTCTAACCAAGGATTCAATAACCCCTTTATACATCCTAGGAGCAACTGCCACGTAGTTTGGTATAGCATGCTGAGTAGCTGATTCAGGTCGAACCATATTCTCCGCTAAATCCCACTTTAGTAAAATGTTAGTCCCCATAACCATAACTCCGTCATACCATACGTCGATAGTCTTTTCAATCTTCTCGAAGTTACCTTCGTCCATCATCTCTGAAGGAGGATTAAATTGGTCATCTTTCTCAATCATCTTAGCACCGCCGTTATCGTACTTCTTCTTCTTGTAGACAATATTTTTAGTTGTCTTGTAGTTGAAATACATTACGGTAGCCGTGTCTCTATAGAACATATCGTTCTGAGCCTGTTGAGACGTACTATATGTGTCATGCCAACTTTGACTGTACTTAGAGATAGTCTCTAAATCTTCGTTATCTAACGTCGTGTCAATTTTAACAAGCTCTGATATAGGAAGAGTTTTAACTTCACCCCAATAAAAGCAATCCTTAAAGTGAGGGTCTTCGGTGTAACTATAAACCACATTAGCAGGGTCGACGTAACTAATCTGAACTCCCGAACCTTGTAGGAATTCATGCTTAGATATACCAATACCAATAACAGTGAGGTCATAGTCAAATCTTTTTCTTAAATCAACATAGTGATTCTCAGCGAATAGAGTGTTTATAGCTTGCTCTTCAGCAATCTCTATAGCCGGCTTGTAGTTGAGGTTCATGTACAAGGAAAGTTCCTCGTCATTTTCAGGTAAGTCCTCAGGGTTCATAGTGAACGGGTCTAAGCCTGACTCATCTTTAATGGTGGTAAGAACAGTCTTGGCAGCCATCTGACCTTCAATCATGTCCTGAAACGTGCTTCTTTTATCCTGAGACATAGCGTCTTCAGCGTAAGCGTTAACCTTAAATAGTCTGTCAGACATACCGTTTACAACGATGTCTACAAACTTAGGTAAGATAGGTACAGGAGTCCAATCAAGGTTAAGGTAAGATAAGTCACCATCAACGGCTAACTCGTTCTTATATTTAGCTACAGATTGCTCACCTCTAGCGTATAACCTTAATCTATGAAATTCTTTTTGTTGGTCGTAGTATCTACAAGCGCCACCGTCTTTCTTAAACCATTCGTATTGAATGGATTGACCTATCTGAAGTCCAAATTCTTCTGTTGCTTTTTCAGCATCAGAAACAAATTGACTAGGAAATCCTGACGCTTTTATATTAATCTCTACTTCTTTCATTTATCTCAATAATTCACTGTTCGAACCTTCATTACTGTACCTAGCAAAGGTAATACTTATTTTTGATTGTTTTTGTTCCGGAAGGTAGCTGTGCTTTTGATTTGCCATTATAGCTAAGCCTGAACTAATAGATGCATCAAACTTAGTTCTATTGTTAATATCAAACCTAGCCCAATCTTCTAGAGTCTTAGGAAAAGGCATAGACCCCATCTCATCGGAATCTCTGTACACACCACTCATATCTAGCCCTACGTGCTTTTCTATGTATGACTCAATAGCTGATGCGTGAGACTGCTTTACATCTTCTGAGGAGTTAGGGATTCCACCCAACTCTTTCTCGGTCTTAGATAGTTTATTAAATAACTTATCAGGACGGTTCATTGAATACCCTCTATATCCTCTATTCTTAAAATGATAAAGTAGCCTAGGTTTGTTGTTCTCACAAAGAATAGGCATTCCATAAAAGATGCACGCCATTAAAACCTCCTCAAAGAATATCTCTGCTGTTTGAGGTCTAGCTATATACTCTAAGAAAAACTCGTTACTAGGAGCTTCATCCATATTAAACTTAGTCTGACCGTGTAGAGAACCGTTAGACCCTTTACCTCCAACCGTTCCTGAGATGTCGTATGAATCACAGCCAAATGAACCTATATGCTCATTACCGGGATACTTCTGACCTCGCTTCATTATAAAGCTATTCTGAAGACTTTTATTGGGAATCCATCCTACTAAGAACCTACCCCTGCTATCAGGGCTAAAAACCACCTCAGTATCCTTCTTACCATCCTTCCAATGGAATGACCCTTTGGTTGTGTGGTGAGCAAGACTTATCGAGTCATTGTAATCTATCTGTTGGTATATCTTAGTCAGGTTGAATAGTGATGATTTACTCTCATCTCTAAACGCATGTGACTCTGTTCTAGGGAATTGTCTATAGAATTCATTTAATGCGTCAGCGTCACTCTTTAAAGATTCAACCTCAGCGTTCCAATAGTCTACAGCGCCATTAGAAATCATCTCACTATCCACTCCCAATATAGGAGTAGTAGGCTTGGTTAATACAGGCATTCCGTATCTATCAATAAACCCTTCCATGTTCCACTCCATAGGAATGAATAAAGAATACATACCACTCTTGGTTTGCCCATTGGCGTTCCTTGACCTAACGTCAGAGTCCTCGTAAAGCTTCTTGAAGTTGCTACCCCCTTTAGATAGTGCGTTTGAGGTTGACCCCATCATGCACTTTCCTATAATCTTACTACCCAATCTTAGACACGTTTTAGTTACGCGCCAATTGTTTAGGATATTGTTAGGCTTAATCCACTTCCCACTCTCATCATGTACAAGAAGGATTAGCTTCTCACCATCATAGGAGTTGTCGTCAGTGTTCTTCCAATCTATCGTAGTATCAAGTCCTTGCATTTCATCATCAGAGATTTCATGCATGTTCTTTTTTGTGATTTTCGACGCAGGAACTCTAAAGGCTAATTCAGTCTTAGGTTTATCCATACCATCTTGTATAGGTTTGAAGAAGAAAGGTAACCTGTTCGCTATAGGAACAACCTTATCCGTAAACATCTTCTTAGCATCAGAACCGGTCTTAGATAAAATACCTACCCTAGAATCTTTTGCTAACGTACCTACATTGACCGACTCAGAAGACCCCATGAAGGAAAATCCTGAACGTCTAATCTTAAGGTATGTCATACCAAATGAACGCTTATCAGCCTTACATGCTTCCCAAAATAAGAAGAAAACTCTGTTAGCTTCTCTGTAGTCAGGGTATCCAATATCTATACTTGTCCATTGAAGGTACATATAATGAGAACCTGTGACAAAAGTAGGCTCACCTTCATTCATAAACCAATAACCTTCGTCTCTTCTATCAAACTCTCCCTCTATGTAGTCTACCCACCTATCCTTAAACACAGAAGGCATGTCATTCCATTGAAAGATAGAATTAATTTTCTGCAACTCTTTAGGAAGACCTTCTCTCTCCCAATACTGAAGAGATTTAGTTTTATGTCTTTGTGGCGTGATTTTTGGTACGGGAGGTAGCCCTATTTTCAGTCCTGATATTTCAATTATCTGACCTACTTGACCTGTCTTTGATATATTAACGAAGTCATATTGCTCGTTATACCCGTATAACCAAGAACGCCCACTGTTCTTTTTAGAAAGCGGGGACTTTGGGATGTAGTCTTCGACTACTCTGCTTAAATTACTTTGACCTTCGTTCAGCAAATCCTTGTTTTGTATCAGTTCTATTAGGACCTTGTGCCTCTAACTTTAAAGTATCCTGCTCATCGTCAATACGTTTAAGTATCTCAAACGCGTCGAATATAGAAAGCTTCTTAGAGGCTGCAGCATTCTTAAGCTTGTCAGCAGCTAAGGCATCCTCAGGGTCAACCTTCACTATATCTTCTTTGGCTACCTTAATGAGCTGTTTTACAGCCTTGTAGCCTGCTTCTATTATCTCCTTCCTTAACTCTGTAGAGTCCATCATAGCTTCTTTAAAAAGATTACTTGAACCAATCTTGGCTCGTACTCCTCGCTAAAATTATCTACGAGGTTTCTAGAGTGCTTTTCTATCGAATCAAAGTAACACATACGATTGAAACGATAATCAATAATGGTATCACCTTCCTTGGTGTAAATTGTAGTTCCTGCTCCATCAGGAAACGAATCGTTAAGGTAAAGTAAAACAGTTACGTCCCCCATCATTTCATCTGTATGGATGAAGTTAGGTTCGTGTTGTTTGTGTGGAGATATTCTAACGAAGTTGTATGAGACTGAATAACCTTTGAATTTTGTTAGGACGTGCCTCTCAAACTCGTCATCATCTCGTGGCTGAATACCTTTAAATTCTGACACTCCATCAGATATATTTAAAAACTCCTCCGATAAAATACTCTTAACGTACTCTGTAGGATTTGATAGAACATCATCTATCAATCCTATCATTATACTTCCATAGTTATCTGATGGTCAAAGACTCTGTAAAGAGTTTCGCCATCTATTATAAATTCATACTCACTTTCAGGAGAGAAGCCAACCCTGTCACCCGGTTTTACGTCTTGAGACTTGAGGTAATCATTGGGGTATACCATCTCTCCCATGAGTGGTTCGTGCTTACACGATTTATCTATAAAACTATCTAGAACTTCAATTGGTCTAACGAAACAGTACCTGTCATGGCTATACCACTGACCGTCTTGCTTGTATAGGTAAAATTGCTCGTCATCTACAAAGAATAAGTCATCCTTAAAGAAGCTTTTACCGCTCTTTCGGTTACCTTTAATATCGTTATAGAACTTAAATACGTTATGGTGTACGATTAGGGTATCCCCAATCTTAATCTTTCCGATATAGCCTAAAGGTGTTTCAATAACAGTAGCGTGTCTATTGGAAAACTTAGATTCCTCCTCAGAGGTGTTAACTATAAACTCCATCCCACCAATTGTCTTGGTGTTGTTATACCTCTTACCCTTTATAGGTTTAACTATAAAATTATATGGCGATTTCATTACGACCCACAGGCTTCGCAGTCCTCATCATCTATACTACAAGCTACGGGTTGTTCTTTCTCTTCTAAATCATTAATCCAATTATCTAAATCAGTAGATTTTGGAGTGGTATCGGTGTTCTTGTTGTTCATCCTAGAAGTTTATGTTGTACTCAATTGATATTGGAATGTAAGGGTTAAATTCCTTCCACAAAACTATAACATCACTCTTTATAATCCAAACTTTTAGGGATAAAGTTTCCTTATCTCTTTGTATTAGATGTATTTTGTGTGAAGAACCAAGTATGTCCTGCCCCACGATGTAGTGCATAGCCCCTGACTTATAGTCAGGTCCGACTGAAATCTTTCTAATATCCATTATTGATGGGATTTATAGAGATTAATTTATTTTATGTATAGAGATTGAAGAAGCAGGCGAATCACTTCCGGATAAAGGACCTGAGCCGCTAGCTCTAACGCTAGACAAACCACCCGCATTAATTCCGCTTGAATCTCTTAAGATGAAGAACTCCAAATAATCTCCCGCCACAGCTTCAAACAAAAATGTCTGAGAGTGATTCATTATATTCTTCTCCGTGCCATTTAAAGGAATACTATAACCTGAAGGAAGTTCAAGCATAACACCATTCTTATACGTGACAAGGAATAGAACTGAACGGTCAGTAATCCGACCTAAGTCACCAAACATAGCTGCATTATACTCTACATTATACCACGAATCAGTATTGAATACAACACGTCCACTACCCGACAACGATACGTCTAAATTAGCCTGAGCTACACCAAAATTGATTCCCGTTAAGGTATCTAAAGCCGTTGGCTCTATAGTTGAATCAGTGCTTGAAGCATCTAAAGATAACGAAAGCGTTGTCTTCTGAATCAAATCCGATATAGACCCAACCGTGAAGTTTTTTGTTGATAGATTGTCATTAGCATCCGTTCCAATTAACTTGTCATATAATGAAGGGGCTACCGTTGTGTACGAGCTTATCTTTGGCATAACTTATTTTGTTTCAGGTGGCTTTATCTCTCCTGTCTCAATGTTGATTACAGAATCCTTGCCGTATTTGTTTATTAGTAACTCTTCTTGCTTTGATGACTCCTCTCTTAAGGATGTCATTTTACTAATAAGCGCTTGCTGTTGAAGAACTGTTTCTCCTAACTGCATCTTGCACTTATTAAATTCTTTCACTGACCCTTGAAGGGTTTCTAACTCTTGAGTAGTTAAATTTTGCATTTGATTAGATTTTGTTTCCACAAA